TTCCAGCAGCTCAACAAGTAACAGCAGCAACTCTTTCAGCAGCAAATATCATTGCTCAAATGAGTTTAGTAGTTGATGCTATTCCAGCAGCACTTTACGGTAAAGAGGATTTATTCCTTTATGTTGGTTCAGCAGCCGCTAAATTCTATGTTCAAGCTCTTGGTGGTTTTGCCGCTAATGGTTTAGGGGCTAATGGGGTTGAGAATATGGGGACTCAATGGTGGAATAACGGAAGTTTGACTGTCAACGGAGTTAAAGTATTTGTATGTCCAGGAATGAAGGCTAACAAAATGTATGTTGCCCAACGTTCTAACTTGTATTTCGGTACTGGTTTGTTGAATGACACTAACGCTGTTAAGGTTTTAGATATGACTGACTTAGATGCATCAAACAACGTGAGAATGGTGATGAGGTTTACCTCTGCTGTACAGTTTGGAATCGCTTCTGATATCGTTGAGTACGCTTAATTAATTAATTAATATTTAGAAAGGGGTGGGTGGTATTAATCCGCTCACCCTTTTTTTTTAAAACCTATAAAAAATAAAATTATGGCTTGTTCATTAACAGCAGGGCGCAGTGTCCCTTGTAAGTCCGCCTTTGGTGGCATTAAAGAAGTAAGATTCGCAGACTTTGGTTCAATTACTAGTGTTACAATTGATGCAAATCAAGAGGGTACTATCGTACCAGCAGCAGGGTCACCTAAATACTTTTCATATAAAGTAAAAGGTAATTCTAGTCTAGAGACAACTGTAACCAGTTCAAGAGAAAACGGAACTACTTTTTACACTCAGACATTAACTTTGACGTTACCGTTTTTGGATGCTAAGACTAATTCAGAACTTTATCAATTAGCTATTTCTCGTCCCAACGCTATTGTTATTGATTATTATGGTAATTCATTCCTTTGTGGCCTAAACAACGGAATGGAGCTTACAGGCGGTACTATCGTTACAGGAGCTGCGGCTGGTGACCTTAGTGGTTTCACAATTACTATGGAAGGTATGGAAGAGAACGCACCTTGGTTCTTAAAACCTTCAACAGTTCCTGCTGCTGAATCTGGAGCAAACGATATTATTGACCCTACTCCAGCAGGTACGCCACCGTTGGCAGGGGTGACATCTTAATCAACTTTTTTAAGTTAGAAAATAAAGCATCCTTAGCGGGGTGCTTTTTTTTTGCTTAAACGATTCTACAAATTCTTGTTTTTTTTACGTTATATAAGAGTATGATAATATTAACAACCTCCACAGCGGCACAAACGATATCTGTAATACCTAGACAGTATGACGATAGCGACTTTTCAATGTCTATACGTGACGATAGCACAAACGTAACAGTAGTTTATCAAAACAAGACAGGAACCACGGTTGGTAATTACCTACAATTTGCCCAGGCGTTTTTTCCTGTATTAGTTGAGGCTCATTTTTATGATTTATATTTATATGTTGATTATGATTTTTGGAATACAAACAACAGCTTTTGGAACTTGTATGACGTTTTATGGCAAATAGACGGTAATTACAAAGAGGATATTTTCAGAGATAGAATATTTTGTACAGACCAAGACATTGACCAGCT